TTCTTCTTAGCCTTGTATTGTTTGCGTTGAATGGTATTCATATTAGTAGCGATATACTTTTTTGTGTAGGACTATTCCTACTAAATTATCTTTGGTGACTAGGATGGGATCAGGTGCATCATTGCCGTCACCCTCAACAATCCACCCCTTATCTGTTTTAATTCTTAGACGATGCAAAATTAAGCCTTTACTGTATCTGTACACTACAAAGTCATTCTTGTTTAGATCGTCGTAGCTTACTTCAATGATTACAGTGTAACCCTTTTTGAAGTACCCTGATAGTGAGTTGGAAAATCCAGATGTCTTTATGACCCTAGATTTACTGTACGAAACTGACAGCAATTCAGCTTTTCTCTGAGCTTCATCTTTGCTCTTGCACTCAATATTATCCAAGCCAGTAGCAAAAAAATTATATGACCATGCGCCATATACTGCTACCAGCGATAAAATGATTGCAAGGTACTTATACATCTACTTCTTCTGGCTCTGGTAGTGTGATCGTTTCATGCAAAGCATCGTACTCAACTTCGCTAAGATTGTAACCTGATACTTCTAAAGCAAAGTCTCCTTCTGCTGTTTTAACAGGAGCTGTCATCCATTTAGTTCCTACTCCGTCAATCCAGAAAGAGTAGCCTCGATATTGGCCTTCTTCGTCAGCTCGTTCTTCTGCGTCTGCTAGGTTGTCAAAGATTAAATACATGATTAGTAGATGTCGTAGTAGTTGTTAATGTTAGTTTCAATGGCCTCTCGGTTGGCTGACTGGTCGGTGTCGTAGATGATGATTTCGGAGACGCTTTTATCAAAGTAACGCGTTACATTGTTGCCTGTGTTTCGTCCCACAAAGGCAATAGGAGTCGCAGCCATAGGAGAGCCTTGGTCTGGGTCTGTAGTAGTAGAAGCTTGTCCGTTGGCGTGCACTTGAAGATTAGGAGCTGTCGCCGTGCCGTTATGGATGGCTGAAAATACGCCAAGACCTGTGGAATTTACTGAGGGGTAGCTTTCAGTTATTTGATCGACGCTTAAATAAAAGTTCGCGCCGCTCGTCGCAAAATGTAAACGTCTATTACTATCTTCACCTAAAATTGATCTAGTTGTTGCTTCTTGAGCTGTAAAAATAGAACAAGGCTTTGCAGAAAAATTAGGCTCAGTGTCTAAGGAAAAGTAGTCATCAATCCCATCAAACTTAATCCCATCACTCACCAACACCCCACCATCCACAATCTTAGGCTGATTTGCTGCCGTACCCTGAGTAGCATGATTGTCATTGCCTGATTGATCGTACCAAGAGGTTACAAAGCCAGAAGATTGTATAGCTGTAATACTTACGTCACTTAGAACAAAATCAACATTTCCAACTGCATTGACTCTTAAACTTGCAATGTCTGTTTTTGTTGCTGTCAATTCAAATGACCCAGCGCCCGAAGCATATACGGTAAAGCCAGTACTAGAACTAGCTCCTGTAGAAGTAGCAAATGCAAATAGAATAGCACTACCGCTATTAAGCGTTAAATTGTAGTTTATTCTAAACTTATCCCCTACTTGCGGTGTGCTTATTGTTACGTTAGACAAAGCTCGTCCATCGCTTGCCGTATTTGTGGCTGTAAATCCGCTGCTACTTGCTCCAGAAAACGTATCGTAAGTTCCTGATATATTTACAAAAGTGCCGTTTGTGATTAAAACATCCTCATTAACCCAATCTTCTAATGCTGCTCCCATGTCAGAAGCTGTAAAGTCCTTCTCGGCATCATCACTTGATCTGCGAACCCTAGCTACTATTGGATCACCACCACCCAAAGCTCGCAAGCTGTAAGCTGCTGCTGGATCAGCAATAGAACTTAAAGTCTCACCCACCTTATTAGTGTAGGGAATCCGAGACATTGCACTTTTTAGAGCTAAGTGCATCTTAGTATTTGTGTGCTACAACTAAGCTAGTTCCTGTACCGCTAAGAGTAACAGCACTAAAGTCACCGTACAATACTGTACCAGCTCCAATGCCGACATTGAGTAGCTTGCTAGTATCGTTTACATTGCTTGCTGTCAGGGCTGTGAGTGTGCTATCCTTTACAAACTGCAAGGCACCATATCGTTTGCCTGTTACAGCGTCACCAGCTTCCAGTACATCACTACCTGCTGTCGAAAATTCTAATGCGTTATTACGTGATCTCATATTATCGTGTTTGTCTATTTAAGTGTGTTGATATTGTAGAGCCAACTAGGTTGCTATTAGCAATCATACCAGCTCGCTCTAATTCAGAGAATAACAAGTCCTCACCATTCTGCTCCTCGACCAATGCCTTGTCAGTCTGGCCATCCATCCGAAGAAAGTCTGCATAAGCAGTGTGAGCTATGTATTGGAAAAATTCAGCAGGTACACTTTCTGTACTAGTAGTGTATCCGCTTGATGTTGTAAATGGGCTGAATGTCTTCTTGTAGGTTACGAATACTGTGCCACTATCAGTAGTCGATTCATTGATGATCTGTGCTCCAGATCCAGTAATGAAGAACGTGTGCTCCAAGGTTGACTGATTGTACAGTGGACGCTTGCGATGGATAGAAATAAACTCTCCGATGTCGTCCTTGCTTGCTTCGGTGTATGGCACAACCTGATTAGCGATTGCTCGTTCTTCTCCGACAACTAAATATCTAGCCCAATTATTAGTCGTCTGATATGCTTCAAAGAATCTACGGTTAATTAGATTGGCGATGTCGTCTTGCTCGCTACCAGCAAATGATCCAATACCACAAAGCGATTGGATTAACTTAAATAAATCTCCGTAGGTTCTGTTTTGCATTATATTTTATTGGCACACATGTGAGGGAATCGCTTATTGTAATCCTGCAAGAATCCCTTAGAATGCACTTCATCGTGTCCATACTTAGACGTTAAGCGAAAGAACTCTCTGGCTGGCATCGAAGCCACCTTCTTACCTAAAGATGCGTGTGTTGCTCCTTTGGTCTTGCTTACGTCAACAGCAATAGCTTTTACACGTTGAGCCTCAGTCTGTCTTTCTAAGGCAAAACCGTTCTTGATCTCCTGCATTAAGGCTCGATCAATCTCACCGTCTGAGTATTTTTTGAAATTTGGAATAATAATATCCATAATAAAAAGGGAGGGGAGATTGACTCCCCATCCCTGAGAATTATTTGATCTAGCTAATTGCGTCGATCTTACCGTGAGCGCCTGGGTGCTTGCAGATCAATGTCAATGCACAATCTACAAATCCACGCTCACCACCACCAAGGTTAGGATTACGTTGAGTTCCCATTGGGATAAGCTCTCCGATCCCAAGATACTCTGGATTCAAGATAAATCCAACGTCCTTGTCAGTAGAGTTAGGCGAGCAATCAGGGTTCATGTTCACAATGGAGATGATACCGTGATCGGACTGATACAAATCAACTCGGTTGCTGATAGTAGTCTCACCATCACTCATATTAACACGACGAGAATCATTTACTCCAGTGTCGATGATGCGAGAGTAATCGCTAATGTGACGACGTAGAGCAGTGTCAGCAACAAGCATCAAGCTGTTAGATGCACCATTTACTCGGAAAGTAGAAGTAATCAAGTCATTTAGCGAAGTTTCACTAAAAGGAGTTGCAGTTGCTTCTGCTTGAGTGTAGATGCTATCAGCAGGTGTGCGATATGCAGCAGGTACGTCCGAAGGGCCAGCCGAATCAATCCAGTCACCTAGACCACGAAGCTTGTAATGATTTGTTCCATCCTCTGCTTGGCGATCATTGCTAGATAGAAGCGTTGCTTCGATGTCACGTTTAATCTCACGAGCTGCCTTAGCTTCTGCTTGAGCGAAATTAGCAGGGCCAACCGAGTCAGATGCTTCTTGTAGGTCAGATACCTTGTAGTTGCGGCGAAACTTTTGAATGTAGTTGCCAATACGAGCACGAGAAGCAAACTGATCAGTGTAAGAAGTAACGTCATCGCCTTCACCAATACCTGTAGTAACAGGAGCAGCTAAACCGTCAACAGTCCACTCAAAGAAAGTGCTAGAGATTTTTTGCTTTCCTAGTGTAGAAAGTACAGGAGTTTCTTCGGGAGCGAAGATTGTAAGAATGTCGCTAAGACCTTCACGGTTACTGACAGCGGAGCCAGTATTAGTTGTATCGTATGTATTTGAAAATGCCATAATAAATTATTGTCTTGAATGAGATAGAGTTCTTAATTTTACGAAATCACTAATTGATCCAGATGAACTAAAACTATTTGAAAGTTCTTTGATTGCTTTTGCTCGCTTAGATTCAGACTTCTCGGATTTTGCTACCGAAGGAACACCAGATGTAGGAGGGTCAAGTTTGATTGATCCCTTCTTTTCTACGACTGGCTTCTTGCTATAGAGACTATTTGCTGCATGAGCCATTAGGAAATCTAATTGAGCTGCAACAGCAGGATTAATCTTTCTGATTTGATCTTTAGTTTCCTTGTAGCGATCATCACCAATCATACCCTCGTATTGCTGGCGAACGTCATTGTCATTACCATTAAGCCAAGGTAGCTGCTCTTTAGCTTGAGCTGCAAAGTTTTCTTCTGCTTGCTTAGCTGCTTCTACAGCTTGAACCTTACCTAACTGATCTGGTAGGAACTTGCTCTTAGCTTTCTTAGCTTGGATAAGATGCTTACGGACTTCGGCTTTGGTCATCTTCTTGCCGTCAATCTCCGTAACTACATCATCAGCTCCAAAGCCATCACTCTGAAAAAGAATATCGTCAGCCCATTCTACAATATCGTTGATCTCCTTTGCTTTTTCTTGGAGTTTTTCAACTGTATCTAGCGATTCAAAAGGATTGTTTTCTACTTTTTCTGCGCTATCTAGTGGGTTGGACTTATCTTTTAGTTGAGCTTCAAGTAAAGCTACACGTTCCTCTGCTGCTTTTCGCTTGGCTGTTAGTTCACCAAACCTAGCAACAGCTCGACTACCAAACTTCTGGGAAAGCTCCTTTAGTTCGGCTTCCGACATACTGTCTAAATCTAACTGAGAAAGAACATCATCAGAACTCTCAACTTCTGGTTCCTCAGTTACAGCTTCCTCGGCAACTTCTTCCGAATCCACTTCAACTTCTGGTTCCTGAGTTTCGGCTACTTCCTCAACTTCTTCTTTGGGCTGCTCCTCTTCTTGAGGTTGGCCTAATCGAAATTGCATGAAGTCAGCATCTGACATATTTCCGCTTGGATTTTGTACTGCTCCAGCGTTAGCAGTTGTGATTTCGTTATTCATAATTTGTCCACTCATTTACGCTTGAGCGTTAGCGATGTTGGGAGTATAGCACGCAATTTATTTGCGTCCAAAATGCCTTGTGCGTAGCTCCTCCCACTTAGCTACCCTGAGTATCTCGTCACAAGCTACCGCCTCTCCTGATAGCTGCATGACGCTACTATCGCCCTTATCCCTCATGTGGCGTATAGCTTCTTCTCGCATTTGATAAATATAGGCTACAAACTCAGCAAATGCCTCGTAATTGTGTAGCTGTTTGATTGCTTCTTCTTGATCCATATTATACTGGCATGCCTCCCATTTGTGCAGGTTGAGTTCCCATTCTGCCTATTTGTGCGTTCTGATTTTGTTGGATTTGGAATGTGTACTGACCAGCATACTTTTCGATCCGAGCCTTAAACGCTTCATCTTGTTGCATACGCTGCGCAATATCTGGTTGCTGCACATATCCTTGGATTACTTGCAATGCAATCTGTGCTCCAGCAGGTCGTGCATTTGCTTCGATGCCAGAGAATATACGAGTCAAATCCTCAGTTACATCGTCAACAATCTGCTTCTGGGCTGCTTCAACTGGCTGGATGATAGAGTCAGCCATGACTGGATCAATGCTATTTGCTGCTGCATCAAGCAAATTATCTACATTTAGACGACCATTGACGTTTAACTGATTTAACTGTACGAATTGTCGAAGCTTATTCTCAACAGTCTCAGGATCATTGTTCAACACATCGAAGTTAATCATGATGTCGAAGTTCTCATCAGGGCTACCCTTGGTCATCACTTGAGGATCTGGCACACCAGTTACACGGAAGAATGTCTCGTCGGGGCCGAAGCGTTGGTAGCACTTAAATGCCATCCGAATAACCTTAGCAGTGTGAGACAAGAACTTGTCAACTAAGAACTGCTGACGGATTCGACCAGCATTAGATTCGTCCAATCCTGTAAGTTTATCTGCTAGATCAAGTAACGTATTTTCAATTTCAAGAGAACCAGGATTGAACTGCGGTGCTGGAGCAAACCCAATGTCACCTTTTCTTCGCTCAGGGATAAACCGTCCAGGCCCCCAATCAGTGGGACGTTGACCAAATGGGTGTGTGATAGGTGGCAATGTTGCCATCGAGTTGCGATCAATCCGAGAATCACGCTCAACCTTAACTTGGTTTTGTACGCCACGAATCAGGTGAGGGATCGTTTGAATCTCGTATAGCTGCTTGCTGTCATCAGATAGCTTGGTAACTACAACTGGATAGTCATCATACCCATTCATCAGCTCAAACTTAGCGTACCCTTGAGTGGACTCATCGCCAGTAAAATCACGGTGAAAGACAGTACAGTAAATGCCCTCTGCACCATCTTCCTCGCTAATCAACCGCTGATAGCCGTAACAAATTTCAATTAAATCTTCTGCTTGATTAATTGTGTGGTGTCTATTTACGGATGATATTGCACCATTAGAACCATCAATAGCCTCTACGTTTACTCCACGATACTTGTCAATTAGATGATCGACAAATCCTTCGTCCCATCCTTCAGTTCCCACTTTGTTTTCTAATTCTTGGGCAGTATAGTAAGTGCGCCAGAAACAGTATGGTGCTTTCTGTGGATCACTAACGTAGTTCGGAAAGAAAAATTCCCCATCGGGAGACAGGGTTTTAACTTGAGGTGCATTTACTTTCCTACGCTTTAAGGGCAACTCTGCCACAAAGTTCTTGCGCAAATCCTTAATAGCTTTCTTAGCTTGCTTAGTTGTAACACCCTCAAAAACTTGCTGAATTAGTGCAACTAGCTCGTCATCAGCTTCACCACCTTGAATTGCCTCAACCACATTAGGATCAATCTGTTGAATCTGATCTAATGAGATGCGCTGAATGACTCTACGATCTTCCTTCTGCCAACCAACATAGCTAATCAATAGCCCACGCTCTAAGAAGTAGTTAGCTCCTAGCTCCATCTCTTCATAGAAGCGATCAATGTATCCAGACGATACCATCCATTTCAAGAAGCCAGAGACGATCTTGCTTCGAGCAATGTCTCCACTCTCAACAGGAAACGCTCGCACATTAGCACGATTAAGCGATCCCATAAATGTAGCAACTAAGCGATTAATACGCTCGTCAATAACATGAGCCTCTACATCACTAGCTCCATCCCAAGGGAAAGCATCTGCTCCATGCTTCCGATGATCTTCTGACTTGCCATCCCAGAAGTTCCTTCGGTCATCATACGATTGCCTACAATCATGGAAGTACGGCTCAAGTTCATTGATCGTAGTATTGTAAGCATTTTGTAAGCCAAGTATATTAGGCTCCTTCTCAAGATAGGTCATCGACCCAAGTGTCTCCTGATCTTTCATAGTTGTTTTTTATAATCTTAAAAATTCTTTCGCACCTCATTTGTTCGGTTTGCTTATTCACGCCTATTCTATCACATAAATCAGAATAAGATAAAAATGAGTCAGAATGAGTTATACAGCTAACGAAATACTCCCAATCTAGTAGGCGATCAGATTGCTGCTTGCACCACTTTTTATTTAAGGTGATGTCCATTAGTTGATCTTGGGGTTGTATCGGTAGCTAACTCCAGTTCCGTCTGCGATAGCCTCAAATTTAATTACCTTACGTGGCTTTACCTTGCCTTGAAATCTTCGATGAATTAAAACTGGCACAGTCTTACCAATCTCAGGAGAACTAACGTACACATACTTTGGGTTAGGACATTCCCTAGTGACTTTGCCGATGTAAAACTTCGGGATAATCTCCTTTATCATGCAGGTATCTGTAAGTATCTTAGCAAAATCTTCCTCTACCCAAGTGTTCTTACCCTTACCACTAAGTGAACCAGCAGGTAGCTTGCTTAGGGCAATGTCCATAGCTTCCTCAAAGGAAACCTCACACTCAATTGCAATATCTTTTAATCGTTTCTTAGCCATTAATAACCTCCATTACCGACCCTAGTTGTTTCTAATGATCTGGATGTAACGTGATCTGGGCCATCGCCATCGTTACACATTCTTAAATATCTCAAGCAGTCTACAAAGTCTTTTAATGCTTCATCCTTCTTTCCATTATTTCCCCAGTTAATTAATGAATGAACTAGGTTGCCACATGACTTATGTATCGTAAGTTGCGGTTTATTAGCACTATCCACATCTTCGTTAGCATTGTACCAAAACCATTGATCTAAACCACTAATGCCACGATCAATCTCCTTGCCGTCAGTTGGCAGGAAGTCCATACCAGAGTCAGAGAAGTCGTCAAATAGCGTTGAGTTGTTATTACCTTCCCTAGACGCAAACCGAGAGTCAATAAATCGCTCATACACCTCTATACCTAGCTCAGACTCAATATCCTCAAACAGTTCAATGTATCTGTCGATATTATAACCGAGCTTGTCAGCAGCGGGGCCATGCTTCCATTTAGGGTCACCGAACTCAGCCCAAGGCCCATATGTATCTTTATCAGGCCACTCCCTTAACACGTGGACATCTCCGTCCTTGTTTACCATAGCCCATAAGCAAGTGTAGTTCCTGGCTCCAGCAGGGTCAACTACCTGATATGCAGTCCATTGCTTTGAGTTATAAGCTGGTGATTTGTCGATCACATGAACCGCAGTATTGAACAATGGAAACAGAGTTGTCTGCGACTTGACTGGAATCCCGTAAGCACGAGTTAGGATAGTGTCTTTAGGTTTGCCACTTAACTCTTTAGCGATTCGCTCATATCCTCCAAATGGATTCTGATCTGAATGAAAGTAGACAATGTCTAGGTTTTGAGCATGATTGCGCTGAACACATGGAACCTGCTCACCACCAAGAAGCTTTGCAGACCTAGTCTTGATCGTCTCAGCATCCTTCAAGTAGGAGCCAATAAAAGGAGTGTAACCTTTGACAGGTGTAGCCGAGATCATCATCTTAGCATTTCTGGTAGCTAGACGGAACACCATCGTTTGAATTAGGTCGCCATCCTCAAGGTACTCATCGCACCACATACCTATGTTGGGGGAAGTCGGAAGCTCACTACCAAGCTCTAGTCCCTCAAATTTTCCTCGATTTAGCTGAAACTGGCTGTAAGTATGAAAGTAGATTCTCGATCCATTGGGTAGAATAAACTGATAGCCAGTAAATCCATTCTGCTCGCTGTAATTTAAGTAGGCAGTCTTTTCCTTTCGCTTGTTCTTAAACTCAGGTGGCAGGTATCGGTAAATTGCTTTCTGTTGAATACGCTTAGATGCACTATCATCTTGAGCAAAGCATACAATCTCAGCACCGTCATTTTGAATTGCTGCTTGCACAACCATCTTGGCGCAAAATTCTGTCTTTCCACTACGATTGCCACCACTTATGATTAAAGAGTCTACACTTTCCAGGCTGTCGATAGCGTTTTTCCAACTATCTAGGGTGACTCCGTAATTGTACGGATCTTCCTTTGACAGCTTGATTGCCTCTTCCCTAGACTTCCATAGATCAAACACGGCTTGTGCTCCCTTAGAATCAAACAAGTTCTTTAGCTTGTCCTTGGATGGAAGGGGTATAATTGGATGCTTAGTCCAGTTCATTTTTAACCCTCTGAGATGCTATTAAAAAGTAATCCTCATCTAGCTCGCACCCCACAAATCCGAAGCCTTCCTTGATTGCTGCCTTGCCAGTTGATCCGCTACCCATATAAGGGTCTAGGACAACGCCACCAGTAGGAGTGATGAGGCGACATAGGTATTGCATAAGGGCTGTTGGTTTGACGGTGGGGTGATTGTTGCGCTTTGGGCTTCCGCTTTTACTTGCGGTTCTCCCCTCGCTTGGATTCTTGTATTTATTGAGTGTTTTAACCATCTTCTCCTCAAACCCCTCAAGCCCCTCGTCACGATCCTTCTTGGAAGCCTTGGGGCAGTAGAAGAAACGGGCTGCGGAGCCTTGGTCTGTATGCCCCACAATTTTGTCTGTCCCTTCGTAATCACCAAAGGCGTTCGTCCCTTTGCTTGGTGTCTGTTTCTTCCCAGCGCTGCTCTTAGTCTCAGGAAACAACTCCAGCACCTCCTGGCTACCGTCGTGGATTAGGTTGGCTGGAAAGCGGCCTAGCGACTCAGCCTTTCTCTCGGATTCATCCCTTGATGCACGTTGCCTCGCTTGCCCGTCCTTTGTGTGCTTGTGCGGCCTGTCCCATCCTTCCCCAATCCCAGTGTGATTTACTGGTCGTTTGAATGATTCGCCATCAGTCTCCACTCGACACCCATCAATGTTAATCCCACCAGTTCCCCACTTGAGGACATTAGCGGCCACCGTCTTTTCCGAGAGAGGCTTACGGCATAGCGTGAAAAACTCACAGGCTGGCTTTAGAGCTGTCCCCCATCCGTCCCATTGCTTGTCAATATTGAACGCATGTGTGTCCTCGGTAGGTTTATACTCGATTTCAATACCAGCAGTTTTAGCGATAGCCTTGCTGATATTCAGAGACTTCGGGAATCCACTTCCGTAAATCCAACTCACCACGTCACGAATCTCAAAGCCTGCATCCTCAATGTTCACCACCATTCGATGCTGCGTCCGTGTGCCACAAGCAATGAGCGCATGGCCCCCAGGCTTTAGCACTCGCATAGCCTCCTGCCAGACCTCAACGCTTGGCACATCATAATCCCACTTCTTAGCCATAAAACTAATACCGTAAGGTGGATCAGTGACGATACTATCAACGCTGTTGTCTGGTAGCGATTTCATCTGCTCAAGGCAGTTTCCCTTTAATAACTTAATCATTATCTACTACCTCAGCGTCCATTACTTCTGGTAAATTATCAATCAAAGCCATAGCTTCTTCTGGTGTGGTAACATGCTTAACTTCAATGCGTTGCACATTATTACCAGTAACACGATCAAAGGCTTCCATATCAACCTTACCTGCTACAGAAAGAAGTTGCAGTTCCTTTGGCCCATAGCTACGGATCATCTCTTCACTTTGCTCGCTACCATCAAGCAAGTTTTCCAATATCTTGTTTTCTAGCTCAGATATAGCAACTGCCTTATTTGCTAGCTGTTTCGCTTTTTCTGTTCTAAATGCTATTGCATCACCATGTGTCAAAACAACACCTTGAATCTTACGACAAGTCTGGCGGTTTAAGCCAGTAATCTTAGACACTTTCTTTTGACTTTCGCCTTGAAGCAGTAAAGCTGCTGCATGTGTCCACTTCTCAGGCTCTACATTTGAAGTAGAGTTATTGCTGGTACGCT